TTAATGATATTCCTGCTCCAGTATTCGCTATTGTAAAATTTGGATATGTTCCAGTAACACCTATACCTGTACCCCCAGTCAAACTTACTGTTTGGTCAGGAGCAGCGTTAGTTATAGTAAAATTAGGGTATGTACCGCTTATAGAAATGCTTGTACCCCCAGTTAGTGCTACCGTTTGATCAGGGGCACTATTTGTTATTGTCAATGAACCCCCTGCGTCATCGTATGTTTTTGTTATACCAGTTCCTGCTTGTAATAATGTATTTACTTGGTCATCTACTCTTTCATTTGTGTAATACTTATTTGTTGCTTCAGAAATATTATCTGTGTCTAATGATATATTTGCTGTACCGTCAAAACTAACTCCTGCTATTGTTCTTGCATTTGCTAACGCTGTTGCAGTAGCAGCTAAAGCTACAGCTATATTAGCAGTTCCGTCAAATGATGTACCACCAATAGTTCTAGCAGTTTGTAAAGCAGTTGCAGTTGCAGCATTACCTGTTGTAGATCCTGATGAACCTGTTACATTACCAGTAACATTACCTGTTACATTACCAGTTAAATTTCCTGTCACATTACCTGTAACATTACCTGTTAATGCCCCACTAAAAGCATTTGCAGTCACAGTACCAGTAGCTGTAAAATCTCCTGCTGTGTTCATACTCAATCCGCTACTATTACCTGCTCCGTCTGTAATAGATTGTAAACTTGCTGCTAGTGTACCATTATCTCCAACCTTAATTAAGGAGGTATAAGTACTACTTATCGAATTTCCAGTTAAACTTGCCATTATTTATTTTCTTTATATATTTTTTTAATTTAATTATGTTCTCTTTTTTTGTTTTATATCTACCTCTTTTCATAATACCCAACCATTGAATAAATTATCTTTATCAGGATATACATCTTCATTAGTATTAGAATTATACTCTGGAAAGTTTGCATTATTAAAACTTAAATAATCTATCATTCTCCTTATATAATATTCTGCAAATTCTCTTTCTTTATTTACTAGATAATCTACTTCGTTTTTTGTTACACTTTCTGCGTTTTCGCTTATATGCTTAAATACTCCTGCGTTTTTTACCTGATATGCAGCAAATGGTAAATAGTCCATCATAGCATAGTGTATTAATGCAGGTTGTACATACTTGTTTACTAGCGTCAAATAATGACCTGCTAGATTATTGTTTGTTATTTTTGTTTCTATTGCTTCGTATAATTTTGTTCCTAAAAAGTTTTGTATATGTATCTCTTGCGATATTTTTATATAAGGCAATAATTTGTCTACATCTACATTACCGTCTAGTACTGTATTTTTCTTTAATGTTTGTACTTTTATAAATAATACTTGTGCCATTTCTAAAATGCTTTACCTTTCGGTGTTTTAAAATCTTTTTTCTTAACAAAACCTCTATTATCCATATCTCTAGGTCTTGTTGCTACTTTTTTGTCATTAACCTCAGGATTAAATCCTTCTTTTCTTGCTTTATTTGCACTTGATTTAGACCTAGGATTTCTTGGATCAGGTGTAACAGTTTTACTCATATAAACTCTACGCTCCCAATAATGTCTACACGATCCACCCCCTTTGTATAACCATATACTATAAGTATCAGCACCGTCTTTTCCCCAACCTTTATTTACTGGTTTTGAAGATAGCTGCATAATATCTTCTTTTCTGTACAACTTATTTGCTTGTACCATTTTTCTACAAAACTCTCTTGTTTCATCATCAAATTTTTGTGGTGCATATTGATATCTGACTTTGTACTTCCAACCTTTTTTATTTTCTCCGTCTTGTTCACTTTTAGCATTTGGTCTTGCAGATCCAGTAGAAGCTAATTCTAATTTGTGATTAAGTTCGTCATCTAAATCATAATCTACTGGTGCAGCTTCCATTAATTCCCACTCATCTAAATCTTCATCTTCTCCTAATGATATGAATTTAGATAATTCAGTAACTTCTGATAACTCACTTTTATCTGTGTCTACTCCAGTTTCTTCTTCTCTAGTTTCGTCATCTACTAGGTTACCTTCTAAGTCTGTGAATTCTAACGGTTGTAAAGTTTTAAAGTATAAGTTTAACGAAACATTGTTAAATGCTAATATAGAATCTAAAGCGTCTAGTATATATTCTTGTTGCACTCTAATAACCATATTGTCAAACAATATACTTGCTTGTTTTAACTCATCTGCGTTTGATCCTAAGCCATTGTTACCTGTTCTTATACCTAATAATAATGGAGAAGATAATCTGTGCCCTACAAGAATCTTATTAGTTGCTTCATCACTCAAAAACTGATATTGATTGTGTGCGTCAGATAATTGTACTGGATCTAATGTAGCTGCACTTTCTGCATTATCATTAAATGCTAATATAAATTTACCTGCATTACTACTACCACTAAATTTTTCATAAATCCTTCTTTCTATTAACTCTCTTTGTTCTTCATCAGGCGTACCATTGTTAAAATTCATTAACATACTCGGTGCCATACCGTTTTGTATATTATTAATATGAAAGTTTGCAACCTCAGCTTCTAATTCACAATAAGGTAACGCACCCTGATATGTAACAGGTGTGTAATAGAAATAACCTGCTCTATATGGTTTTATACATAAAATTTCTATAGCATTATTACCAGTACCAAAAGCAGGTATTCTTTTTGCTTTATCTCTAGGTGTATATTTTTTCCAATCGTGGAAATAGTAAAAACCTTTTATATCTCCGTCTTTGTTTGCTTTTTCTGCACGAAGTGTTTGTACTGGAAAATGCTCAACCTTAACTATTTTACTTCTATCTACATTATAATACACCTGTAAAGTAGCTTGTCCTAATAAATAAAAGTCAGAACAAATCTTTTTTAAATCATCTTTCTTAAATAATGTTATTGCTTCTGCATATTCCATAGGTTTTTTGTCACTATTAGTTGCTCCTAAACCTTTACCGTATATCATTTCTGTTATACCGTTTATTATAGCATTATTTGTTGGACTACCTTGGTATTGATCTATTAGGTATTGATAGTAATCATTGTCCTCTCCATATGCTACCCACTCTTTTTGTTTACTTTCTGTAATCTTCGGTGCTGTGTATGTGCTTAAATTTACTACTCTAATTTTACTCATTAGCTTATTATTATATAGTCATCATCAGGATAACTTGTTGTTTCTGTATATTCTCCGTCGTTTATTGTGTAATATTTATTATCACTTTGATCTATTGTTTGATCAGTACAAAATACTTTATCTAAATATACATCTTTTTCAGATGAAATTATATTTTCCCAGTTATCTGTAGCTGCTTCCCAATTTGTTGTTACTTGATTCCATAACGAACCTATACCTTGTATAATTTTTAAATCATAAAATCTACCTTCTACTAATGTGTATGTTGTAGATATTGTAGCATTATCTTTTACTCTTGTCAATGTTACATTTTGTGTCCTAGTCGTTGTGTTAGTACTATTATCTCTTATTGATACAGTTACACTTGACGGATATGCTCTGGGTGTAAATGTTAATGTTTGAGCAGCAGTACTCGTTGTTAGAATCTTCATAATAGTATAATAAAAAAAAACTTATTTTTTATATAATAAAAAAGGGAAGCTAAAAAACCTCCCTTTTAAAAACACACAAAAACAAAAAACTGTTATGCTGTTGGATCTATTTGTGTTCCACTTGCTAACGCAGATACTACCGATCCTGTTATAAATAACGGTGGTATAACTTCTGTAGCAGTAAATGTTAATGTGAAACCGCTTAAATCTGTAAAAGCTGCACCACTTACAATCGTACCTGCAGTTACTTCAGCTCCTTGATGAAAGCCAACCATAAAATGATTAGCACTATCAGTAGTATCAGGATTAACACTAGAACTCATTACTCTATTGTTGTCCTGTACCACAATATGTGGTCTTGCAGCTGCAATTAGTTTTATTTCTTCCTGCGTTGCTGCGTCTAAATGTGTAAATGTTAATTCTAAAGTAGACTCATAAACTGTAGTACCAGTATCTCTTGAACTAATAATGTTTGTAGTTAGAGAACTCGTAGCACCTTTTAAGTCATATTCAAAAAATGTAGGTGTTCCTGATAATGCCGAGATGTTACCTGATGAAATTGTTGCAGCACCTAATGTACCATAATTCGCCATAAAAACTTTCGTTAATCCACCTACCGATTGTCTACACGGTAATTTTCTTCCTGTTGTTAATGCACAAGCCATATCTTATTTTTTAAAAAAAAAGGTAGGTAGTAAAATGCCACCTACCCTTTATTGTTATACAATTATTCTATTATGAATATAGTACGATGTCTGAACCAATACCGTGCTGTATTCCTGCAGTAAATCTCATTACTACTCTTACATTTTGTGATCCGTCAATATCTGCCATATCAATAACTTTAACTTCGTTTTGGTCTGACATTAAACCAGTACCAAAGAATAAGTTAGATTTTTGAGCAGCTACCATTGTATCACTTGCTAATCCTGTTGCTAATACTAATTGGATACCGTCAAACGATACTGCGTTACCCATATTGTACCATTGGTTACCTTCGTTGTTTGTACCTGCAGCACCTAGACCGTTTGCACCAAATCCACCAAGAGATCTAATGTAGTTTCTCCT